GTTTGATCTTGCCCAAACCACTCATTTTTCTGTGCCCACTCTTCTGCTCTAGGATCTGGTTTAGGTGGTGGAGAAGTTGGAGCAGGTTGTTGAGGTGGAGAAGAACCATTAACTTCGGCTGCTTTTGCTTGTTCTTCTCTTTGTTGTTTAATTTGTTGTAATCGTGCCTCTTCCAAAGCAATCCTAGAAATTGTCTGTTGAGCTTCATACATTGCATCAGCATCACCCGCTTCATAAGCTTTTCTATATGCTTCTTTTGCGGCAGCTGCTTGAGATTGCACTCTCGTGTCAAACTCACCAACATATGTTGTGTCTAGTTTATCTAACTTTGCTTTGAGTTCATCATTTTGTTTTTTAACAGACTCTGCAAACTCTAGTGCTGCGGCTCTCTGCTTTTCTTCATCTCTGAATTTTTTAGTGAGCTTTGCAATTCGTTTTTTTACTGTGTCTGAATAATCAGAAAGATCGTCTTCTTCTTTTTTAACTTCAACGGCAGGTCTGTTTTCATTAGATTCTGGTTGAGTTTCTTCTACTTCTACTTTTTCTTCTACTTTTTCTTCTGCATCGTCTATTTCAATTACCTGCCCTTCCTCTTCTAAAGGCTCGGTCTTCTCGATGTTTTCTTGCATACTTATGCTCCGTATGTTTTGATGTCATCGGGATTAACAATAGTTGCAATGACTTCATCGTCATTGATTATCCTAACTTCTCCTCCTTCTATGTTGAATCGTGACCCAGCATAACGACCAATACAAACCCAGTCGCCTTCCTTACACCAAGGCCCCTCTTCTCCAAACTTATCAAGATCTTTGTACGCAAGTGCCCCTAACTTAACAACATAAGCAACAACTGTTGCTCTTGCCTCTTTTTCTCTAATAGAATCTGGTACATGAATACCACCTTCTGTCTTCTCTTTACCCATATAAGGCATGACTAATATTCGCCATCCAGTGGGTTGAGGTACTCGTTCTGTTAAGGATTTGTTTTTTGCTTCTTTTTCAGCTTTTTCTTTAGCTTGTCTTTGTTTTAATACATATTCAGGTATTATCAAAGTCATTGTCTGTTTTCTCCAGCAGGGTTCTTAGCTGTTCTAATGCGTAGGTTAGACCCTGGATTTCACCTACCATTGCTTTATAGTGACCAATATCAGAAGCATTTCCACTCGTCAAGGAAATACTAACATCTTCTATACGAGTGTCTAATATTTTTTTGTATCTATGTAAAAAATCTGTTACTTGCATTACATCTTTTGACCATCAAAGGTCTCATACCCGCCCATGGCTCTTTCTGCTTCTTGACCTTCAAATAAACTCATAATTCCTTTAGATGTTTCAGTTATTGGTCTTGCACCACCAAAGGTTATTGATTCTATGCCTTTTCCTAATTCTCCTAAAAACCCTTGTGGACCTTGATATTCTGGACTATTTGGGTCTAATTTTGGATCGTAGTTTGGAGATCCTCTAAAACCAGTGCTTTTATCTCCAAAAAAAGTAATGTTAGGGTTTGGTGCTAGTGCCAATTGATCTTTACCCATGAAACTCATAAGAGGACCTAAAGGAGTAAATCCAACAGCAGTTCTAGCTATTGTTTCTCCAATGCCTTGAGGTCTGTCTATAGGTATAACTTCTCCAAGTCTAGTTTTTTCGCCAGCAGATAATCCTTCTCTTAATTTTAAGTTTTCACCAGTTTTTATATCACCAACAAATGGGTTCAAATATCTGTCATACGCTAAATTACCTATTCCTAGAGTATCAATACCCAAAGCTGCATAATTTACGTTCTCTGGACCAAATATTCGTGAGAAAAAAGAATCTGGAAAAGGATTTGTGGCAGTTATTCCTCTTGCTCGATTGAAACCAGCTTGACTTAATACTTGACCAGTTGTTTCATTACCACCAGTATCTATATTTTCACTTCCGTAACCAACACCACTAGCAACAGAAGTACCTGCCTCATCATAGCCTATGCCAGTGGGATCATCTCCTACATAACTTTCATCAGTGGTATCGAAACCATTAGCCATTAATAAAGACCACTAAATTTTGTTCCTTGGATTGCCAATCCACCACCACGCATTTTAACAATCGCACCTTTTTTAGCCTTCATTGTTTTTGGTTTTGGTACTACGCCTCTACCTATAAGAACATCTTTCATAGTTGTTTTACCATCACCACTTAAATCTGGAAAACCACCACCTAATTTTTTACTTAAAACAATTTTTCTTATTGCTTTTTCCGCCTCTTCTGTAGACATCTTTCCTGAAGTCGCTGCGTTTACTATGTTTTTAAAATTACCCATCTTTGCTTTGGGGGTAGTTTGTTTTTTTAACTTAATTATTTTACCATTATTCGCTTTAATCGGTTTTGCTTGATTCATTGTGCTCTCCAATACAGAAGATCCTCCATCCTTGAGTGCTCTTCCTTTTTTTACTAAATTGTTAGCTTGATTATATGACATACCCATATCTTTTGCAAACTGCTTAACTCTTGCCATGTGCTCTCCTTATAGATTCTTTACCTTTTTTAAAAATACTAGCCACTTTATTCTTCTTCATGACCTTTGCTCTCTGCTCACCGACTGTAAGTATTTGTATCTTTCTCGCATAAGGTTTATTGACTTTTTTAACTTTTGCAACTGTTGCTCTTGCGTCTGCTTCTGTGGCAAATTTAATACTGACGGTATCTTTTGGATTCTCATCCGTGTATAGTCTTCTGCCCGAACCTTTTGGTTTCTTACCAGTTCCAAGTTTAGGATCTTTTTTTGCCATTTTTCAAAACACTCGTTAATTTTTTAGCTTGTTCTGCGTGTAGCTTTGACGCTTTATTCAAACCTTTAATAACTTTCTTAATTTTTTTAGCTTTAGTTTTCATTGTTTTTCCTTAAATGTTTAAAGAGACTTGGCATAAAATTTTTTACAGTTATATCTTTTGGCGTAATACAATGGTGTATTTATTATTATTTCCTCTTTTATTTGTTGTGCTCTAATTGCACATTCAATTTCTTTTCTGTATGGACCTTTTAAATCTTGTAAAATAACACATTGAACTGGATTACTTACTAAACACGCTAATACAAATAGTTCATACATTATTTCTTCTTAAACATCTTGGCGGCTTGTCCCACTCCCTTGATTCCAAAACTCGCACTAATTGCAATATATAAAAGGTACTGATACCACTCTGGCAAAGTTGCCAATATATCAAATCCTTCCTTAACATATTCTTTCATCCCAGGTATGAATACCAAAATTGCGGGAGCCAGTAGCACAACTAAGGCAAACTCGTCCTTCCAACTTTCATTTGTAGCGTCTGCCATTTTGCCTTCCCAAGCAACTTCACCAGTAGCTACCTTCTCTGCAACAGAAGCACGAGCTCTAGCTTCTGCAACTTTTGCTTGTCCTTCGGCTTTTGTTTTCTCAACTTTGTTTTCGAACCAAGCTCCTGCTAAGTTAGCTATAGGTCCTATTAAAGCTTGAATCACATTCTTCTCCTACATACACAAATCTTCATACCTAAATCCACCATTAGATTTTACAGTATGAAGTCTATGCTTAGATAGTTCTCTTCTAGATGTAATACCTACTCTTCCAGTATAACTTAATAACTTTAAAAACCATTTTATCATTTTTCAAACCTTTTATCTATCCAACATTTACCATAATATAAGATAAAAAGCCAAAATGTAAATAATATTCCTTCTAAGTATGATAAATCATTCCACGCATCTAATACCATATTTTCCATTTACTTACCTTTCGTTGCATTATTCAAAGAATCAATAACATCATCGATATTTGGCTCTTTACCCCAAGGATTATAAATACACTTGTATTGTTTTGGGCACCAACTTTCAATCATTAACTCATATGTTTGATTATTTCCTATATAAATGCAAGCCATCTGTCCCGTTTTTGATTTTATTCTTTTTTTTAAACGACATGTTGTATACTTTTTTTTCTCAATCTTGCCTTGATTTTCTAGTTGTTGTTTCGTGTATGGCTTTGGTACATATGTGTAATCACTACCATATGCTTTATTAGAAAATACACTAGCTAGTAATAATAAAAAGCAACCTACAATTAAAACAAGAAATAACCAAGCAATACCCTCACCTATCTGTCGTCTCATTTGTTGTTGTTTATAAATAGTTTGTTGACGTTGTTTTCTGATCTGACCTTCCATCTGCAATAATTCATCATAAGCTCCAGGCCCATGGGTCATATTCAAAAATACCTTGAGTTCGTACCTTTGTTCCTCAAGTTTCTTTTTTGCAGCGTATGCAGCCATTGCCGCTTCTTCAATAGAACCTGCTTTAAACAATTTACCAAACAAGGGAGGATTTTTTGCTTGTTTTTCTGCGTTGTCAACATCTGATACGGCTCCCATCCAACGTCCAATGTCACCCGACATCTGTTCAATGTCTCTTCCCATTGCGAAACCAGCCTTTATTGCAGAGAAAGCTTTACTTGCCACTCCTACAGCGACTGATATCGTAACTGGATCCATCTTTACTTACCTTTTAGTGAGGCTTGTGTGTTTATTCTATAAATATTTACATCATTGCGATCATCTGCAATTTGTTCTTGTAGTTGTGACCTTTGTTGTGCCAAATCAAACGCTTGTTTTAACTTTGCTTGATCAACTTGAAAGTTCATTTGATCATTTGCCACTTTTCTTTGTATTTCAGCAGTGTCATTCTCTAATTCTTGCTGTCTAATTTGTACAAGAGGGTCAACTTGTTGCTGTGGTTGTAGAGATGGCATGACTTCATTCAATATTTCACCAATTTGTTGTGCTATCGCGGCTTCTAACGCGGCAGGGTCAACTTGAGGAACCATTTCACCCCTCGCTTGAGCCTCTTGCACAGAAATTTGGAAGAATTTAGTTACTTGGTCTCTTGCCATTAGTCCAACATGCTCTTGAACATGTGCTTGTAACAAAGCAAACCCTTGTGGGTTGACTTGTGACGCTGGTGTAGCCAAAAATGCCACATGAGCACGGACATGTGCCTCGTGATCTTGCTCTGGAAACACTTGTAAAGGCGCTGCTTTAATAGAATTACCATTTTCTGTGGCAGGATCTACTGGTGCAGGCGGTTGTGGAGGCGGTAAAATGCTATCAATGTTCTTTATATCGAGAGCATCGTACATTCTTCTAAAAGCTTCGTACTGATTATGTATCTGTGGTGCTTGTTGTGCCATTTGCAACTGTGTTTGTGCCAGTGACAAGCGCTGTGCCATAGAAAAAATACTTGGATCTGATACTGGAAGTATGTCAATGCGTCCATCAAAGTCTTGTTGCATAACTTCTGGTGCAATATTACCTACAAAATAAGGATACGGCACTGGATTATTTGCAAAAATCTCTGCCAACATACGAAATTCTTGCTTTTGTGCGTAGTGTAAACGCTTATGGATGCTTGAAATAATCTTTGAACCTTGCTCAATCAAAGCAACAGTTGTACCAACGGGTGCTTGTGAGTTGACATCAGATATTTTTGCATCTGCAACTTGAGCAAAACGCCTTCCCGAATCTACAACGACCCCTAACAATTGTGCTAGTGTGCCAGATGGCTCTTTATATGGCAGTGGGATGATAGAATTTTTGAGGTCTCCGCCTGGGACATCGATGTCACGAAACTCCCCAGGATTAAGAGGCTCATCATCATTACGAATACGAACACCACGAGCCTTAAAACCAGCTGGTAAATTAGATAGCGTACCCGCATCAATTAACTGCCTGAGAATAGAAGTTGCAGCACGAGATAAACCTCCGATTGTGTGTAGTAACCCGAAACCATAAAATCCAAACCCTGGTAAAAATTTAAAATGTACAAAATATTGTCTTTTTCTCTTTAGTGGGTCTTCTTCTCTAAAGTTTCTAACCACCGATAACACTGTTCCAGAGTTCTGATCAATGGTGACAATATAAGGTAACATAACACCCGAAGGATTCCCCTCCATATCCGCGTCTTCAAAACCCTCCAAGTCCAAGTCAATGTGGCATTCCAATAAGGTATAAGAGTCATCAGAATAGTTTGGACGTAATCCTTGAAGCTCATTGGTAGTTCCTTCAATACTACCTTCGTCTTCTCCAGAATCCGTTGTAGATAATTCAACATCTCTATAAACTCCTGCTACTTGTAATTTACGAATATCATTATACGTCATTTTAACTACATGTGTAACCCTCTCTGCCGTCATTAGATCTGACGCAGAATACGGAACAACTAAATCTTCGGCAGGCACAAACTTAGACATTGCCCTTTGTTTTGTTGTATCAAAATAAACTTTTTTAAATGTAGACCCAGTAAGTGGTAAATAAAATAACATCTGATCTGTATCAGCATCATACTCTTCCATGACTTCCATTATCTGGTAGTTCATAAAATCTTTAACTCTTTGTGCTTGATCTTCTGTCTGTTTTGTAGGTACACCTAATATCTGTGTTTTTACAGGTCCACCACTTGGTAACATCTCTTTATAAGCCTGGGACTGAAACTGGGTTGTTGCCTCACTCAATAATGGATGAGTTACCCCACTTGCACCAAGAAAAGGATCAGTTCGATCCTCGTAATTTATACCAAGTAAATTTAGTCCCTTGGCAATGGCTTCTTCCCAATCAGATCTTGACTCCATGTCTTCTCGGACTTTGTTTTGTAAATCTGAAGATAAAGATCCTAGTACACCCTCATCTAAAACTTCTGCTAAGTTCGCATCATGATTGTAAGGTTCTGCAACAACTTCTACCATTTCGTCTGTAGCAAGTTCGATTCCCTCTGGTAACTCGTCAATGGTCGATGGTAATTCGATTTCAAGACTATCTTCCTCTGGCATCATACTGCCACCCGCGCCCATTGATCCCTCGACCATTCCTGCTATCTGTCGTTCTGCCATTATGTGATCCTCGTTACTCTTTTTTTGCCTGGAGCCAGTATATCAGAAAATCTATTTTTGACTAACTTCCCTTTTTTATGTGGCTTTTTATTTAACTTTTTTCTGATTTTTAAAAGTCTAGTAGTCATT